TAGAAGCACTAAAGCGGATCGCCACCAGAATGTTGACGTCTCTGATAAAAGCATTGTAGCAAACGCTATCACCCCTGTGATCACACTGAGAAATAATACAGTGTTCAAGGGGAAGCAAAACCACGTAAAAGCAAGGTATGGCACTGTTACTCTTGCTGTTGATGGAACAAAGACTTTCACATGGTATGTATTCAAAGGTGCTGCATTGGCTGGTGCCAACTTTACACCAAAGAACACTGAAACGTCAACGGTTGACTATGATGTCACAGCCACAAGTATTACTCCACCGTATCCAGACAATATTGGTGGCAGCGTGATGGGTAAATACGATAATGCACGGATCAACTTGTTTCAAGGGGATGTAACGCTTGCTGTGTATCCAGGAGAGACTATCACCCTTGCTGTCAAAAGTACTGGTAACGGTGTTGTGTCAGCCTTTGTGCGATGGATTGAGGAGTTCTAAATGGCTGCTAGTGTTGTTCTTGGTCAGCGTGTACAACTTCGCACTGACAGTACGTTTTCCGGGCAATCCCCGAACCCTCCTGCTGGCACGATTGGCACAGTGATACTCCTGGACAACGATTGGGTTGTTGTCCGCTGGGATGTATTCCTCACTGAGTTGAACTATCGTGTAACTGAGCTGGATTGGTATGGAGCCCCTCCAACAGACAGTGGAGAATGGGGGTGGGCGCAGGCATTCCAGGACTCTCAAAATCAACCAATTGCTACGATTGTTGACAGAATCAACCCCCTCTCTGCAAACTATGATGAGCCATTTGCAGCAATGTACTATATTTTTGTAGGTTCTGGTGTGATTCAAGATAGGCTCACTTCTGTATCATTGCTCCCAACCGTCACCAATGGTAATAGAGACAACGTAAGTTGGAATGCATCCGGAACCATCCCTGCTGGGACACTGTCAGTTTCTGGGGTGTACAACAACAATACCGCGTACTCTTGTTGGAAAATGTTGGACGGAAATCAGAACACTTATTGGTATCCCACATCTCAGCAAGGTGTTGGTTCATGGTGGAAGGTTGGTTTTGATATTGCTTGTAGGTATCAAAAATTTGAGGCTTCATTCTCAAATGGAGACTTTAGACCGACTAAACTCCGAGTTGATGTTAGCAATGATGATGTTAGCTGGGAAACAATCACCACGCTCGATGTGCCCACCAACGTGAATAATCCATCTGCAATGATAACTTTTGAGCTTCCATCTATTGGGTTCTATAAATACATAAAGATAACTTGCACTCAGATGGTTAATCCTCTTGTTGCAGGGTATGCAGTTTTTGAGTATAAACTATATGGAGTAACTTTGTGATTTTCGTAAAATACGATCCAGAAACACTTCTCCCTCTTGAATTTATATCCACCAATATCCAAGACTTTCTTCCACAACATTGTGCGATTCTTGATGCCTATTCAGACGAGCCCCCTGCTGACATCTCCGAGGTGTGCATCACAAATGATTTGAATGCTGTTGTGGACTGGGCGTTGGCTATCACTTTGGCTAAGGAACGAGCGATTCTATTCGTCAGAAATCTTGTCGCAGACTTACTGTCTAAGACCGACATTAAGATGCGAGTGCTGGATGAAAAGCTTCGCATTGATCGTTCCAATGAAAGCGCTATCGAAGAGTGGTATTCCGTAGCTCTGTCAAGACAACAGATTAGAGATTCTTCAAACATTTGTCAAGAAAATATTGCAATGTCCACCTCTCAGTTCGAGGCGTGGGGATTTGTCAACAACTTTTTACCGACAGCAGCCACACTCACAGAGCCTGCTCCTGAGATCACAAAGAACGCATTTCTGAGGAGATTGAACTTGTCCATCACGGAGAGGGTTGATCCTGTGTTTCAGGCAATGACATCTGACCTTCTTTCACTTGGTTATATCGATCTCAGACAATGTGTACAAACCATTGACGTTCTGGTTGCGATGGGAAAATTGACAAGGGTGCGTGCAGATCAAATTTTACAAACCCCTGTGCGCTGGGGTGAAAGACCTATTCACGGAGTTTGACTATGAGTAATGAGAGAATTACATATGGCCCTGCGAGTCCTGTGCAGAAACAGTTTTGGGATGACGAAGATACTGACGTGATTATCTTCGGAGGTGGTGCAGGTTCTGGCAAGACAATGTTGGCGTTGTTGAAGCAGCTTAAATATATTGATTGTGAACACTATCGTGCTGTGTTCATCCGTAAGACTACCACAGAACTCACACAGTCTGGTGGCTTGCAAGAGGAAATGCGAAAAGTTTACAGTAAATTTGGGGCAAAGAGTAGACTGAAGCCTCAAATGTCGTACGAATTCAAAAGCGGTGCAAAGGTTTCCTTGATGTCGTGCGAACGAGACGCCGAAGTGTTTAAATTCGATGGTGGTCAATATACTTTTGTGTGTTTCGATGAGGCGCAAAACCACAGCTTTGAACAGTTCTCTTATTTGCAAGGGCGTATGCGTACCCCGCTGTCTAAATACAAGCCACGGATGGTGCTAACCTGCAACCCATTGAAGGGATCGTGGTTGCTTGGTTTCACTGAGTGGTACCTAGACCAAGATACAGGTATTCCGACAAAAGAGAGGGCTGGTACGATCCGTTATTGGGCAATGAACAGAGGCAATCTGGTAACTGCTGACACGCCAGAAGAGATTGTGGAGTTGTACCCAAATTGCAAACCAATGACTTATCGGTTTATCCCTGCTACGGTGCTTGATAATCCTATCCAGACAAGGCTTGATCCGCATTACCTGAGTAAGCTGGAAAACCTACGTCCAAACGAACGTAATCGACTCCTGCTGGGCAGTTGGTATGCTGTTGATGAGGATGCTGGTCACTTCAAACGAGATTGGTGCAAGATCGTTCCAGAGATTCCAGATGGTGTTTATATTGAATCTTGTATGCGCGCCTGGGACTTCGCCTGTACATTACCCTCTGAAAGCAACAAGAATCCAGACTACACTGCTGGAGTTAAAATTGCAAGGTGCAGCGACGGCAACTATTACGTAGTCAATGTTAGGCATTTCCGGGCACGGCAGCATGATGTAGAGGATGATGTAATCAAGACAGCCCACGCAGATGGGTTATATGATTGCACAGTTGTAATCCCACGTGACCCAGGAGTTGCCGGCAAGAACTATGCTGTCAACCTTCGTAAAAAACTTGCAGATCATGGGGTGGTGGCTAAAGAGTCCGCTGTTACATCCACTACGAGTAAGCTGAAAAAGTTCTTACCGTTCACCATCATGGCTCATTCCGGGAATGTCTACGTTGTGAAAGGTTCTTGGAACGATCCTTGGTTTGAGGAGCTAGAAGCTTTTACCGGTGAATACAAAGACCGTAACAAGTCACATGATGATATGGTAGATGCTACAGCGGATGCTTTTAACAATTTGCATAAAGCCCATAAGCCTCTCAAGTTTGTATTGCCAATGTTGTCAATCAACAGAAATATTAGAAAATAATCTGGCTAAGTATTGACAAAATAGTAAAATGTGTTAATATTAGATTATGGAGGGAATATATGGCTGAAGATACTGAAGAAAAGCAAAAGCCTCTGCGGCCATATGCTGTTGAGCGTGGACATGTTGGGTTAAGGCAGTACAATGGGGTTATCTTAGAAGAAGCTGACAGAGATTTGCGTGGTGCAAATTTTATCCGTATTGTAGAGCTGATGAAAAAAGACCCGGTGGTGTCTGCCCCGATGAGTCTTTACAGAATGATGCTGGGGAAACCCACCTGGCGAGTGGTGGCAAATGACAAGGAATCCGCGTACCAGAAAGACAAGGCTGAAAAGCTTTCTGAAATGATGAACGACATGGATCATTCTTGGTTCTCGTTTATCAAAGAAGTTAGCAGCATGATCGAGTATGGGTTCAGTGTTCATGAAGTTGTCCTGCGTAGACGACTGAAACGCAATGGTAGTAAGTATAACGATGGTGTGATTGGAATCAAAAAGCTTCCAATTAGAGCACAGAACACGGTTATTGAAGGTTTCATGTACAGTCAAGACGGACGCGAGCTGACAAATGTTCGCCAAAGATTCTATGGAGCGTTGTCATCCAGGTATGGAACTTCCTACGTAGATATTCCTGCCAACAAGCTGCTCCTATTCTCTACTGACACACACAAAGAAAACCCTCTTGGTAACAGCCCTTTCAAGGCTTGCTATATTCCTTGGTGTTATCGTGTAGACATTGAGGAAAAAGAGAACATTGGCATCGGTAGAGATTTGCGAGGAATCTTCATGGCGGAAATTCCTCCAAACCTGCTAGACCCAGATGGTACAGATGAAGAGAAAGCCACTGGTGAGATGTTCAAAGCCATTGCCAGTGGTATTCAGGTTGATGAGCAAGCTGGTCTTGTTCTCCCAAAGATGGTTGACCCAGAGTCCCGCCAAGATATGTTCCGCTACTCACTGCTGCAAACAACTGGTAGTAGATCATACAATACCTCTGAGATCGTTGCAAGGTATGATAAGAAAATCCTCACCGCATTGTTTGCGGATATTTTGTCACTTGGTCAGAACAGTGTTGGCAGCTTCTCCCTTGCGGATGCCAAGAGTAGCATTCTTGCGATGGCGATTGAATATCGACTAAAAGAAATCAAAGACGTTCTTGATAATCAGCTCATCCCGCTCCTTTATAAGATCAATGGGTGGGACATTTCCGAAGGTTATCCTGAGTTTGAGTATGGCGATCTAGACGAGCGTGATCTAGAAACATTCAGTAAGGCCATTCAGCGCCTGGCAGCAACTGGTATGCTTGAACGTGATAGAGAGCTTATGAACCTCATCAGAGAGACTGTTGGTGCTAAGCCCTACGCTGAAGATGCCCCTGTCCAAACAGAAATTCTAACAGGTGGTGCTGGGGATCAGAGCAGAAGCGGAGACAGTTTCAATACAAGCTCTGGTGGGGCAAATGGTACGGCGAACGCGCCAAGCTCCGACGACAACAGCATCAGTAACCTTGAGAATTAGAGAGGAAATATGTACGAACGAATTAAAATGAAATACCTCTCTAGTCCGATTCTAGCAGAGCAAACGTTTGTTGACTCTGTGCTAAAGCTGTTGGATGATAACTCAACGACTAGAATGCGTACAGATGATTCTGCACCTACTAACATGCGTCAGCAGCTAGCTTACAATCCTGACACTAAAGTTGGGATGATCGACATCAATGGGCCTCTTACGTATAAGCCGACAGGTTTTGAGGCGATGTGTGGTGGGGCATCTTACCAGAGTATTGAGCAAGATTTTTTAGCACTTGCCCAGGCTGGTGCAAAGATCATCATCACAATGTGTGATACACCTGGCGGGGAAGCTTACGGTTGTTTCGAGGCAGCTAAAACACTCCGTGCAATTGCTGATGAGTATGGTGTTAAGTGGGTTGCGTATAACGATGGTGTTACAGCCTCTGCCGGGTACGCACTAGTTTGCCCTGCTGATGCTATCTTTACCAATCCAGATGCTCGCACTGGCAGTATTGGCATTGTAGTCACTTTGTTCAATGATAGCAAGAAGCTTGCACAAGAAGGTGTGCAACGAACGTATGTGTATGCTGGTGAGAATAAAGTTCCTGTGGATGGTGAAGGTAATTTCCGGCAGGAATACTTGGCAGATTTACAGATGACTGTTGATACATATTATATGAAATTTGTTAAGCATGTATCAGATCATAGACCAATGTCTGAAAATGAGGTGAGGGGCACAAAAGCTGCCGTGTTCCTAGCCGAAGATGCTTTACTCAACCATTTAGTTGATAAAAAAGCAACCCGGCAGGAGTTTGCCGAGTATATCGGGGAATTGTCAGCACAACTGGCAGAAAATGTGAACCTAGAAGAAGGAGAAAGACGAATGAGTTATTGGGACAAGCTCTTCGGTAGCAACGAAACCAATGCTACTATTGACGAAAGTAAGGCAACCCTAGAGGCGTTTGCCAAGGAAGCCAAGCTGAAAGTGGAAGGTCTGGAAGCAACTCTTGCAGAAACTGTGGCATCTGCTGCCGCCTGGAAGCAAAAGTACGAAGCGATTCAGAAGGAATTTAAATTGGCTGCTGATAGTGCTCGCAAAGAAAAGCTAACCGCCTCCTTTGGTGACGAAAAAGGCTCTGAGCTATTTACCAAGTTCTCTGCGCTTGACGACACTGCATTTGCATCTGTATATGACGCGATGGTCAGTGCCCAAGCTGCTGCTGATGCAGTTATTGGTCAAGAGGCTGGAGTGTCCGGTGAGAATGAATCGACCGATAAGTCAGTTATTAGCGGAACTGCTACCCTGATTAAGCAGCGCTATTACAAAACTAACAAGTAAGGAGTAAACATGCCAGTAGTTGCTCAAACCTACCCCACTCTGGGTGATTTGGTTGTTTTTGAAGATGATTCAGACATCGGTTGGTGTCGTGAAGGTCTAACTGTAAATGAGACTGTCGATACCCAGTATGGCGTTGGCTATGTTCTTGGTAAGGTGACGGCCACAGGAAAATACAAGCTCTGCAACCCATCTGCTGCCGATGGTAGCCAGACTGCTGTAGCTGTTGTTGCGTGGGATAATAACGGAGATGCTAATGACTATACTGTCAAGGCAGTTACCGATACCAAGCTGGTGGCTTTCGTCCGAGGTAGCCTGATCTTTAGAAAAAATGCTCTGCGATTCGGTGCTGGTTTCACTACTCAGTTGCAGAAGGATGCTGCTGTTGCACAACTTGCTCTCAGCAATCCTCCGATGCTTACCACTGCTACTGTTTAAGTTTTATTAGGAGAAATTAATGGCACTAATTACAAAGCATAATGACCCGTTCCGTCTTGTAGATCGAACTGATGAACTGTTGCTGATTCCCAATATGTGGACGCTGACGGGCGATCTCGGTCTGTTCCGAAGCGTTCCCGTGGTCGGCACTACCTTCTATGTTGATGAACAAGATATTAACATGGGCTTGCTGGTAGACTTGCCTCGTGGTACTAAGCCTGCTGCTGGTCGTGAGAACAATCGTCGTCGTCGGCATTACGAGCTTCCGCATTTCCCAATCGTGCAAGCTATCCGTCCGCAAGATATCAAGCAAATCAGCCGGACTGGGGATGGTCAGCCGACCACACTGGATCAAAAGCGTATGGAAAAGATGGAGTACATTCGCAACAGCTTCACTATCACGCAAGAGGCAGCTCGAACTCAACTGTTGCAAGATGGCACCGTGTACGCACCAAACGGCAATGTAGTCATGAACTATTATACCGAATATGGTGTAACTCGTAAAGATATCGACTTCGTGCTTGGTACTGGTACCACTAAAGTGCTGAATAAAGGCGAGGAAGCAATTGCCCACATTCAGGACAACCTGATGAATGGTGGTCAGATGTCCGGAACTGTTGCTCTGTGTCATCCGACATTCTTCTCACGTCTCATCACTCACGCTAGTGTTGAAGCTGCCTACCAGTTCTATAATAGCGCACAAGAGCCTCTGCGTCAACGTCTTGGCGGTTCTAATGCAATGTATCGTCGCTTTGAGCATGGTGGTGTGACTTACATCGAATATCGTGGTGCTCGCCCAGATGGTACCCCGTATATCCCTGCTGGTGAATGTCGTATCTTCCCGTCCGGTACGGATTTCTTCAAGACCTATTTCGGGAGTGCCGACACCTTTGATCTGATTAACACTCCAGGGGTAGAGGCGTATTACTTTGAGAAGCTGTCTGAAGATGACAACGAATGGAAGATTATGGCAGAAACCAACTTTGCCAATGCTGTTCTGAATCCTAAGATTCTTATCCGTGGATACAGCTCGAACTAATGTTGTAAACAACTAGAAAGGAGCCTTATGTTAGACCCTACAAATAGCGCAATTGATAGAATTAAGCTGGCGGTGGGGGATACAGAGGCTCCTTTTTGGCTTGATGATTCTGTCTATGAATACGCTTTGAATACTGCAAACTACAAGGAAAATGCAGCGATTAAAGCTTGTGCGAATTATATTCTTGGGGTGTTGTCCAAGAATGCACATGAAAAGCTTGTTCAGATTGAAATTTATGGAAAAGAGTATTTCGATTCCTATAAAGAATTTTTACTCACTGTCATTAGAAATCCAATGAGTGGCAACTCTTCCACGATTGGGTATGGTGGTGGTGTTTTGAAGCAGACTGGCAGCACTTTAGTTGCCGAAGGTCTGGTAAATATCTACAAGACCCCTATGTGCCGTAGACCTAAATATGGTAGGGGGTTTTGATGAACAGGTTCTATGCAAATATCCACCGGGTGGTGGCAAGACATTGCAGCAAAGGTGGTGTGGATGCCAAGTTCGTAAGAATCATTCAAAACTACGATACCAATACTGGTGAGAACGTAGAGACAATGCTGGAGTATCACTTCAGGGCTCTAGAGTTTGACTATGAACGTTACAACTCTGGGGAGGGTGCTCAGTCTGGAACTGTCACTGAAAAAGCAGACAAACAGTATCTGTTTTGACCCTCCACGATAATT